GCCCGCCGAGGCGTTCGCCGACGAACTGTTAGAATTACAGGACCAACAAGGGTGTTGCACTTCTAAATAGACATCGGGGCTTCGTTGAGAAACTTCACGCCTGTCGCCTCCCGTGGATTAGACAACTGAAGATCCGCGATGAAAATGACGAGACGTTTATGATCGCCGACTTCCCTGGGCACCGTAGCTGCCTGATCGCCTTTCATCCATATCGCCACGGTAAACGGAAAGGCCGCTGATTTCGGTACCGAAATCAGCGGCCATATAACCACGTTCGTAGCGGGGCATGGATTTGAACCGTGGACCTCTGGTAACGTTGTCGCCCAGAGGTCCACGGTTCAAATCCATGAAGCCCGATTATTTGATTTTATCCTAGCGGCGTAATGCCGCCGGCCGCCAAGGATGCCGGCCGTGAGTATGCACAAAAAGCTGCCCCCTGCTCAGTGGCGGGACGAAATCACCCTATGGCTCGAATCGCTCACGGCGGCGGGTCTCAGTCAGGACACGATCAACACGCGGCGGTGCAAGATAGGGCACGCGGCGCGGTGCCTGGATAAATCGCCCTATGACGTGACGTCAGAGGATCTAGTGCATTGGACGGCCTCGCAGTCCTGGAAGGCGGAGACGCGCAAAGGCTATCGGAATACGCTCGTCGGTTTTTTCCGGTGGCTGCATGCCACGGGCCGGCGCGCGGACGATCCGGCGGTCGCGCTGCCGAAGGTGCGCAAGACGCGGCCGCATCCCCGCCCGTGCCCCGACGCGCACATATACGCCGCCATGTGCGCCGCGAACGATGTGGAACGGCTCATGCTGCGCCTTGGTGCCGAAGCCGGGTTGAGACTGTCCGAAATCGCGGCCGTCCACTCGCGCGACGTGCTGGAAGGCGACGCCGGCCCGTCGCTGATAGTGCGGGGCAAGGGCGACAAACAGCGCATAGTGCCCATAAGCGAAGACCTGGCGAAGCGGATAACGGCCGCGCCCGGTTGGCTGTTCCCCGGCCGGTGGCGGGGACACGTCGAAAAATCGTATGTGTCCCGCCACCTCACACGGCTGCTGCCGGACGGTTGGGGGCCGCACTCGCTGCGCCACCGGTACGCCACGCGCATGTACGAGACCACGCACGATCTGCTGCTGGTCTCGAAGCTGCTGGGACATAGCAGCGTGGAGACCACGCAAATCTACGTGGCGATGCCGGATAGCCGGCTGCGCGTCGGCCTGGACGCGGTGACGTTGGCCGGCTAGATTATTTGCCGGCCATGCGTAGAGGGTTGTAGGCGACGCCGAAACCGCCGGTGAGCACGCCGCCCGCGAAGATGATGTATTCGCCGATGTCGGCGTGGCCCGCGAGGGCGACGCCTCCACCCGCGAGTACGGCGGCGAGGCCGACGACGTAGATCACCGTTCGGATGGTCTCGCTGAACACGGGGGTGTATCCCTTGCTTGCGTCGATCTGCGCGGCGGCTTTGTGGTCGGCCACGCCTGGTGTGTTCGTGTCCGTGGTGATGGTGTTGTTCTCGGCGGCGAGCATCTGCTCGCTGGTGGGCTGTTGCATGTCGGCGCTCATTTGGCGGTGTCCTTCTCCTGTGCGGTCATGGTGATGACGAGTTTGTCGATTTTGTCGCTGACGGCCTTGGCGGTCCTGTCGGCGATGTCCTCGGGGTTGCTGCCGAGCGCCGTGGTGAGCTTGTCGATCTGCCGCTGCTGGGCCGCGACGGTTGCCTGCAGGGCAGTGACGGCTTTCTTCACGTCGCTGATACGGCCGGGCAGTTCGTAGTTGATGGCGTTGTACATGTTGCCGCCCAACGCGCTCTTGTTGTAGTTGTATCCCCATATTTCGGCTGCTGTTGCCATGTCGATGTCTCCGTATCCGTTGATTTGGTTTGCTTTGTTGATGATGTACCGCCAGTTGAGCCCGTTCGGGCACAGGTCCGGGCAGGCCGGGTGCGCGTAGGGAGGCACGTCCCGGTGCAGGAATATGTTCCTGCCGCGTTCCAGCTTGCCGAACCCGTACCGGCGGGCGATGTCCGCGCATAGGCGGGCGCTGGCGTCGAGGCATGCCTGGGTGCATGGGATGAAGTCGAGTCCGCCCTGGTGCTCGATGCTGATGGTCTGGCAGTTGCTTGTGTAGCTGCCGTCCGCCCATGCGGCATCCGTCTCGGCGACGTACTGGTGGGTCTCCCCGTTGCCGCCGATGCCGTAGGTGCTTGATGCCTGGTATGAGGCACGCTGGAAGATGTTGTCGGTGCCGGCGAGCCAGCCGGCCATGATGTGAAGGGTGATGCGTGTGACGCGGTATCCCCTTCGCCCCGCGTAGTGGTTGGGGCTGCCTATCCATGTGATGCTCATCGCATGCTTATTCCTTTCCGTCGTCGTTGTCCTGGAAGAGCCCGTCGGGCGCGCTCGGTGGCGGTGGAGGCGCGCGCCGCCATATCGCGTCCACAAGTTCCCTGTTCCACAACCACAGGAGCTGTCGGTCTCGGGCGCTTTGGTCGAGTTGGCGTTGCGCCTCGATGAGCAGGCGGCTGGCGTCGGTGTCCTTGTCGCTGCGTGTCTTCGCCCATGTGGCCACGAACTGGACGCACGCGCCTACGGCCACGCCTCCCGTGCCGATGAGTGCGCTGATTATCGATTCGGTCATGCGATCGCGTAGCTCAGCGAGCAGCCGAAAGAGTTAGTACCTTGGGTGCCACCATTGTTGCTGTAGTCCATGGTGCCGTCGGCATGGACGTTGATGATTTTCTGGTTGGCTCCGTCGCGGCCGCCGAAGCTGAAATTGAGGTCGAACAACGGCCACCATCCTTCGGGGAGCTTTCCGAAGTCGCCTTTGGTCCACGAGCCGCTGGCCGAACTTTTCCAGTCGATTCGCAGTGTGGCGAGCTTGCCGCGCCTGTATCCCTTGATGGTGCCGTAGGTACTGTTAATAAGCATGACAGTTGAGGAATCTTCGGCGAGTATGTCGGACACGTCGGAGATCGTCGCGATGCGCGCCCACGCGCTGCCGGTCCAGCAGTACGGTCCGTTGTTGCCTTCGGCGGGGTCGGCGGTCACGTAGCCGGCCTGTCCCGTAACGCCGGTGATGCCGGCCAACGTTTCCAAGGTGGTGGCTATGGCGGGTTTCACGCCGGCCGGGGTGTTGCGGCTGTCCACCTCGTTGAGTGCGTTCTCGAAGCCCTCGGCCATGGTCTTGAACTGGGCGGGCGCGCTTGACACGAGGTCGCCGGCCTCGATGTAGGGCAGGCCATAGATCGGTGTGGTTTTCATGGTTCCTCCGTGATGGTGGTTGGTTGCTGATAGGTGTGGACGAGGGATAGTTCGGCGAGGGTGAGTGCGCATTGACTCCACGTGGCGGGCCATGCGCCCATGCTTGCCCAGGTGGTCGCGGTCGCGGCGGCTACTGGTAGAGGCCATAATGTGACCTCGTTGCGTAGGTGGGGTTTGCCGGCAGACCATTGATAGGTAAGGGTGCCGCCGATGCTGGCCCACACGCCGCCCGCCGACGGTTTTGCGTCGTCTCCGGTGAGCCGTGAGGTGATGTCTCCTTGGATGACGAGCGGTCCGCTGCTGGCGGTGAGGTAGAGGCGTGCGTGTATGGCGGGGTCGAGCCGCCGGCTGTCGAACACGATGGTGTCCGAGCGCAGTCGCCGGTCCATCGCGACGAGCAGTTGGGCGAATGTCTCCCGCTCGTCGGACGATGGCGTCCACACGGTGCCGGAGGCCCTGCCCCATACGCCCTCGGACGTGTCGGCGGAGACCACGTCCGATTCCACGGTGATGCTGGATTGGGTGATGGTCAGGTTGGCCGGCAGCAGGCCAAGGGCGGTGAGCTCGGTCTCATGCTCGTCGAATTCCAGTGCGCCGTCGTTGGATTTCGCGTTTTTGCCCTGGATGGTGAATTGGGTGACTGGTTCGGGGATGACGATGGTCTGCTCGTCGTCGGTGATGATGTCGGTGGCGTCGAGGCCGTCCAGCGTCTCTCCGGTCCAATCGGTCACGGTGAGTCGGGCTGTGTCGTCGATGCCGATGCTTGCGGGAGCGCCGAACGGCATGTAGTCGATGCGACTCGCGTCACGGTCGGGGTATTCGTACCATATCGGCCACATTCTGGAGTGAGCGTAGGTGCGGTGGAGCAGGTCGAGTTGCGATGGACAATCGTCGGTCCGGTAGGGTGCCACGGATGCGGTGGTGTCGAGGCCGTTGACGTTGGCCTGTGGCGCGTCCGCCTCCTTGGCGCGTCGGTTGAGCTCCGTCAGCCGTTCTGCTGTGGTGCCGACCCAGTGCAGGCCCGTGTAACGTGCATCGGATGATACGGGCCCTTGTTTCTGCAATCTTTTCCACAGGATCATGCGGCTGGAGGCGCTGAGCTCCAACAGCCAGCCGCCGCCATGTGGCCGGGCTTCGCCGCCGTTCTGCACCAGCCCGTCGAACAATGTCGTCGCCGTGCTTGACTTGTCGGAAGGGTTGCCGGGCGTGTACGCCTGGTGCAACACTGCCAAGCGCATGCGCTGCGCCGACCATGCGCCCATATCCGGGCGGAGCATGCCCCATGTGGGCTGTTCTGAGATCTGCACGAGCACGCGCGCGCCGGCCAGCGTGAGCGCGCGGCCGGTGAGCCAACCGGTCGCATCGCGCAGCCGGAAGGTCATCACGGACGGGTCGGGCTGCTGGTCGATGCCGTCGGTGCCCCACTGGATGCTGAAGCCGTCCAACGCGGCCACGTCGTTGTCGTGGTCGTTGACGGCAACCCAGCCGTCGCCCCAGTCAAGGAACATGAAACACTGCTGCGCCATCAGTTGCCTCGCTTCCGGTCGTAGTCGCGGAGAATCTTCCTGATTTCGCGTGCCACGCCCTCACGGTCCACCGGCGCGTTGAACGTGACGTTCACGACGGTGCCGCCCATGCCGGCGCCGCCGTTCACACCGGCGTCCAGGCTCAGGCCGCCCATGCGCCCATTGATCCGCGAGATGGTGCGCCGAACGTCCGCGTCGAAACCGCTGCGCAAACCGCGCGCAAATCCCTGCATGATGAGACGGCCGTTATTCACGAGCATTACCGCGTCGTATTCCGGCGGGCCCTTGTGCTCCTTGATCCAGTCGCCGATACCGCTGATCCAGCCGGTCACGCTGTTCCACATGCTCTTCAGGCCGTCAAGGAAACCGCTGATGATGGACGCACCGGCGTTATACAACAGGTTGCCCACGTTGCCTATCGCGCCGGTGATACGTCCCGGCAATCCCCTGAACCAGTCCACGACGGCGTTCCACTTGTCGGTCGCGAACTGTGCGGCCGACTGGAAGAAACCGCCTATCTTGCCCGGCAACGCCTGGAAGAATCCCACGATGCCGTCCACGCACGAGCCGAGAAACGCGGTGAACCGGCTCCACAACTGGCGGCCCGTCTCGGTCTGCGTGAAGAACCAGACGAGCGCGGCGACCAGCGCGCCTATCGCGGTGACGACGATCATGATCGGGTTCGCGTTCATGGCGACGTTCAAAGCCCATTGCGCGATCTCGGCGGCCGTTGTTGCGAAGCTGAAGCCCTGTAACGCGGACGTCACGGCGCTTACCACACTGGCGACCTTGAACGCGGCGAAACCGCCACCGATGGCGACTAGCGCGCCCGCGATGGGTTCCGCGTTCGCGCTCACCCAGTCGCCGAACTCGGTAAGCTTGTCCGCCACCATCTTCACCACGCCGGCCGCGCCGTTGAACGCGTCGCCCACGCTCGTGCCGATGCCTCCCGCGTCGTTCAATCCCTGCAATCCGGGCGCTATCTCCGTGGCGATATTCGCGAACGCCTGACCCAACGCGGACAACGCGGAGCCCACGGCGTTCATCATGTCCTTTGCGGTCTGGAACGCTCCCGTGTCCTGCAACGCCGTGGCGAACGCCTGTATGTTGTTGGTCGCGGTGGTGGCGAACGATCCGACCGCTTCGGCCGCGCCGCCGATGGCGTCGGTGACGGCCGGCTTTATGAGGTTGAACGCGTCCGTGAGCCCGCCGGTGACGGCGGCCTCAAGATTGCCCAACGCGCCTTCCATGGTCTGCGTCGATGTGGCGGCCTCTTTCGCCACGTCGGTCATGCCCAGGTCCATGATGGCCTTGTTGAACTCGTCGGCCGTGATCTCGCCTTTTTCCATGGCCTCGCGGAAATTGCCCGTGTACGCTCCCGCGTTCAACATGGCTTCCTGGAGCTTGCCGGCCGCGCCGGGGATGGCGTCGGTCAGCTGGTTCCAGTTCTCCGTCGTGAGCTTGCCCGCGCCTGCGGTCTGCGTCATTACCATGGCAACCGATTTGAACGTGTCGGCGTTTCCGCCGGCGACGGCGTTCAGGTTGCCCGCTGCCTCGGTCAATCCGACGTAATCCTGGATGCCGTTGGCCGCGAGCTGCGCCGTGGTGTTCTGCACGGTGGTGAGGTCGTACACGGTCTTGTCGGCGTAGTCGCGTGTGGCCTTCGTCGCGGCCTCCACGGCTCCCGTGTCGAAGCCCGCGAAATTCATTGTGCTTTTGAACTTGTCCGTGGAATCGGACATGTCCATGACGGCGCCGGTGAAGCCCTTGAGCGTGTCCCACAAGGCGGAAACGCCCTTGAGCGCGGCACCGCCCATGAACGTGCCGAACGCCGACGCTTTCGCCGTGACCTTGGAGAGCGCTTTAACGGCGTCGTCGCTGTTGCCCGTGATCCGCACGGACATGATGGCGCTTTTACCCATATCGGCCTAATCCTCCATTCGGTCCATCTCGTCTTGCAGCAGTCTTAAACCGGTGCCCCAGTCCAGTTCGTCGGCCTCGTGCCGCCATGCCCACGGCGTGCCGCCGAAGCGTGCCGCGAGCATGAACGACAGGATCCCTAACGAATCGTCGGGCCACTCGGCTAGTTCGTAGGGTTTTCCGGCGTCTCCACGTCGATGTCGTCCACGAGGTCAAGCCATTGTTCGTAAGGCGTGGTGGTGTTGCCGGCGTAGCGCTGCGCGAGATACGCCATGTAGTACGACTGGCGAATCTTGCTTGCTTCGCCCGGCTCCCATCCCTCTTTCTGCGCGTGTTCCTCGGCGGACGTGATGACGCGCGGCGTCAACGGTGCTTCGTCCACATGGCCGTCGGTGTAGGTGACTTTCGCGGTGCTTCGCATGGTTCATGCTCCTTTGATCTGGTTCATGGTCTTCTTCACGAACTGTTCGTATTCCTTCGCCCACTGGCCTTCGGTCGAGGCCACGGCGTCGTTAACGAACGTTCTCGGTTTGATGTGCCGTGCGGGCCAGCCGTAATTGATCGGTCCCGCATATGGCACGGTCTTGCGGCCGGCGCGGATGATACCGGCCTTCTGGGTCGCGCCCACGCGTATCGATCCGGCGAGTTTGCCGGTCCTTCCGCGTGGCGCGCGGGCCACCGCCTCGGGTTTGGCGATGTCGGCGGCCCGCCGGTTGACCTCCTTCAGCTCCTTCATGTCGGCGCCGGCCTTGCGCATGGTCTGTACGAAACGCTTCTGACCGACGACGTACAGGGCCTTGTCGGCCATGTCAGGCGCTCGTCGGCGTGTACGCCGACGCCTTCACGTCGGTGGCGGAAAACTCAAAATCCTTCTTGTTCTTCGTCTTCACGTCACCGCCGAACGCGATGGGCGCGATGACCACGCGCATGTCCAGCTGGAGCTTGCCGGCAGTGTTCGGCACGAACTTCGCAGCCTTCGTCTCGCCCGCGTGATTCAGGCAATACACCTGCGCGCCGTTCATGCTGTAGTCCTCGGCGATGCTCCCCGACAGCTTCCACGACGTCGTGAGCGCGCCGCCCTCCTCGTGGCCGTCCAGGTACATGTCGGGGTCCTCGCTCGAATTGTCCGGCGACAGTTCCACGCTCGTGCAATCGACGTCCAGCTTGTACTGGTCGTCTGAGGAGCCGATGACCAGGCTTCCCGGTCCCAGGGTACGAATCTTGTCCTCCATGATGGTTGTTCCTTTCGTTAGATTTCATTGAGTGTGATCTGGTAGGCCGCGAGCGTCGCGTCTCCACGCGTGAAGCCGACGGGCTCGGCCGATGTGACAGGCAGCGCGGACGCCACGAGCCGGTCCATCGCGGCCAGTAGCAGCGGCAGCGCGGACGCCTGCGCCCAGGGACTGCCGGCGACGAACACGAGCCGCACCGATAGTTCGTTTTCCGCGCCCGCGTAGGGCCATGCCACTTCGGGGGGTTTGACCCATACGCAGACCTTGCCGCGTGGCGGCTTCACCTCGGTCTCGTCGATGGTGACGTGTTCCACGAGGTCGCCGCACGCGCCGGCCACCTGTTCCATGAGCGCGTCGATCTTGCCGGTGATGGTGTTTGTCATGCGATCCCCATTCCCGCGAGCACGCCGGCGGCGCGGAGCTTCGGCCAGGCGGCGCGCAACGGGTCGGCGGAGACGCGGAACGGTTCGATGGCGTCGCTGTCCACGTTCATCACGCCGTTGCGCGCGTCCTTCTGGTTGAACAGGTCGGCGGCGACCGCCAGCACGCAATCCGACTGGATCAGGTCGGGCACCGTGTCCCACGTCTCGCCCAGGTTCGCCGACAAGTAGGCGCGAGCCGTTTTCAGGCAACCGTCGGCGCGTTTCTCGTCCTCGCTGCCGATGACGTTCATCATCGCGAGGAAATCCGCATGCAAGGCGTCTTCTTCCATACGCTCTCCTATCCGTCGGTCTCGGACGTTCCGTCTGAAATGGCGGTCAGCACAGGCATGATGTCCGCGTCAACGGTGCTGCCGTTGCGGGCAATGACACAGCAGCTGTAGGTGCCGGCCGTGGTTATCGTGAACGGTTCGTTTGAGATTGTGTTGTAGTGCTTGCCGTCAACGGTGATCTGCACATACAGGTTCTGTCTATCGGTGCCGACGCTGCCGGCCAGGCTGTATCTTCCGGGCTGCAACGTGACTTCGCTGTCGATGCCGCCCCATGCGGTGCAGGTGCCGACGGCGTGAATGACGCCTTCCGGCTTGTATGTGTAGGCCACGCCGTTACGAGTGGCCGGCAGTTTCGGCAATGGATAGAGGTTCAAGTCAGTTCCCCCCCCCCGAGGCCTGTGTTGTCCGGGCGCGTCCAGTCGGTGGCCGTGGCGCCGAGCTTGAGCTGTGCTCGCAGATCGCCGTCGATCGGATTGGTGGTCGATGCCGCGATGCGCAGTTCAAGAGTGACCGTGTCCTCCGGGATGACGCTCGGTTTGCCGGTTTCGAGTGTGGCCAGCAGGCTCAGGTTGGTGCCACGTGCCTGCAAGTACGAGTACGTGCCGGCAGGGAATTGCGCGGCCGAATAGATGACCGTCTGGCCCTTTGCTGTGTCCGGGCACTCCCACCGCCACCGAAGGCCCTTGTTGGCTGTCGGCGCGTCACCGGCCAGGTGCAGGCTGCCGTCCTCGTTCACAGTCGCCGTCAGTCCCGATCCGGAGGCCGGGCCGTAGGCGAGCAGGTTACGCGACGCTACCGGCGGGGGAGGGGTCACGCTTTTGGGGCCAGCGGCATGATTCCCCCCTCGAACACGGTCGCGAAGGCGGCGTAGCCGTACACGCTGTAGTTCGACAGCAGTTTCGTGGTGTCGTCCTGCTGGAGCTGGAACGGGCCGCCGGCCTCCCACATCTGCAATGCGGTGGGGTCGATGAACGCGGCTGTGTTGGCTGCCGCGCCGGGTACCATGCGCACCGGAACCGACAGCATGCGGCCGGTCACGCCGGTGAGGCTCATGCTGCCGAGCTTGTCCACGCCCTCGCCGGAAACGTCCATGAGCGCGTCGCCGCTGCGCGTGATCTTCGCCATGGCGTCGAACACGTCCTTGCTGACAGCGAGCGTGCCCAGCTGGGCGCCGCGAGCGTCGGCGGCCTCGGCCGCGTTGATGATGACGGTAATCCACTGGTCTGCGGTGAGCGTGCTCACGGCGGCCGGCGTGTCCAGCTTGTTCGCCGTCGCGGCGGTGATGGCTGCGGTGAGCTTGGCGCGTGCCGCCGATTCCACGGCGTTGCTGTACGCGATGGTGAGCGCGCGAAGCGCGGTGTCCAAGGCGGGCGTGTTGCTGCGTTCGATGACCTGGCGTGACAGCTGTGCGTAGCCGCCGTAGGTGGCGACGGCAGCGGTCGCGCTGGTCAGTGTGATCTTGCCCGTTGCCAGCGTCGTGCCTTCCGTGGCCTGCTGCGTGACCTTGAGCGTGTTCGATCCGAGCTTGAGATATTCCAGCGTCATGCCGGTGGCAGGCAATGCCGCATGCTGGAACAGGGTCGCCACGCTGCGGCGCGACTGGATGAGTCGAATCTGGTCGGCGACCCACGTGTTCGTGTTGTGCACGTCGGTGCTGGAGATGAGGTCGCGGGCCTCGCGCATGAACTCATACGCGGTGTCTTCGCCGGCCGCGAGCGATTTGGCGTATTCGCCGGCCGAACGGTACTGGCCGCCGATGATGTGCGGCGGTTCGGGCTGCTGCCGGTCGATGGTGTCGGCGAGAGAGCGAATCTGCATTTCGAGCTGGTCGAAACGCGATTCCTGGGTGGGTTCGTTTTCCACTGTTTTCTCCTTGGTTTCGTTGGTTTCCTGGTTGACGTGTTCCTGGTCGCGCTGGCCGGTGATGGCGGCGCCCGTATAGGCGGGGATTCCGGTGACGGCTACCTCCAGCAATCGGACCGCGCGGCGCACGTACACGGTCGTATCGCCTTCCACGCGCTTGTCCGTTGTCACCGGCTGGAATCCCACGGAGAACGAATCGACCACGCCGTCACGGATCAGCTGCACCGCGTCGCGCCCTTCGGCGGTGTCGCTGATGGCTGCGGTGATGTGCAGGCCGTCGGCTTCCCTGGTGGCGTTCGTGATCTTGCCGATGAGACGGCCGTGGTCACGGCTGAGCTTCGTGCGTGTGGTGTCGCCGAAATCGCAGTCCGGCGCGAACTCCTCGGCGGTGCCCGGCCACAGGCCGATGCGCTGGCCGAACGGCACGGCGATGCCCTCGATGCGGGTACCGTCGCCCTGGTCCTCGCGTAGCTCGATGCCCCTCATGGTGATGGTGCGTTTCTCGGTGCTCATAATGCGGCCTCCTGCGGTGCTGTCTGGTTGATGGGCGCCCATCCTTCCTTCGCGCGCGCCTCGTTCACGGTCAGGAAACCGGCGGCGATGGCGGTCTGGTAGGCGGAATAGCGCGTGTTCGTGTCGGAACGGTGCAGGGAATCCCAATCGGGTTCGACCCATTGGCCTTCGGGCAGCAGCGATGACAGGGCCTCGCATATCTCGTCGGCGTAGGCGCTCAGCGTGTATTCCGCGAACGTGAGCCACTCTTGCTCGATGTTCGAGTAGGTCAGCGAAGTGCCTTCCACCTTCGCGAGCATCAACGACGCCGGGATGCCCAACAGGCGGGCTATCTGCGTGGTGTTGAACTGCTGGGACTCGATAAATTGCAGGTCTTCGGGGCTCAACGCCAACGGCGTGTAGTCCAGGCCCTTGCCGAGCACGCGCACGCCGCCGGCGCCGCCCTTCGCCCACCGTTCGCTAGCGGTCCTCGCGTCCTGGTCGCTTAATATCTGGTCGCTTTTCAGAATGCCGGCGGGCCGCGCCGTGTTGTCCAACCAGTTCGACGCGTAGGCGCGAGTGTCCTGCGCTCCCTCGATCTCCTCGCGGGCCGCGCTGATAGGGCCCATGCCGCGCAAACGGCCGGCCACGTTCAACAGTTTCAGATGCACGATGCGGTCGGCGCCGTAGTCCACGCCGCGATACGAGTAGCGCAAGCGCGGGTTAGCCGGGTCCATGTTCAAATCGGTCACGGTCACGAGCTGGGGCGGCAGACTGCGCACGCCCACGAGCACGCCGCCGGCCTCCACCTTGAGCAGGAACGCGTTGCCGTTCAACGCGAGGGCCGAAACGAGGTCGCCGAACAGGTCGCGGCGGCTGCGGTTCAGGTCGGGCCGGGTGATGAGCGTGCTCGGCCGCATGCGCGAGCCATCCGGCGCGTACTGGATCAGCGGTAGCTTGCTGACCGCCGTCTCGATGATCTGCACGCCGCGAAATACGGTGGACAACGCCAGCGGGTCATGCGACGCGGACAATCGCGGCGGCAATGTCGGCGCGTCCGCTTCCTCCACGTCGTCCGTCGTCTGCGCCGCGCGAAGCAACAGGGCGGCGGTGTTGGAGATGCGGGAAATGAAGCTCATGCGACCGATTCAACCGCCCGCCGGCGCACCACGCCGAAACCGGCGTATAAGAACATCGCAGAACGTCTAAAAACGTCATAGAACGTCTAACCGAAAATCTGCAACGGCGCGGCCGGCTGCGCGTGAAGCGAAGCGGTGACCGCGAGTTGCGCGGCCTCAAGCGCGTTAATCGCCTGTTCGCTGTTGCGGCGCGACAGCACCCAACTGTCGGCGACCCACCGGCGCACCGCGACGGCGGCAGCGTCGTCCAGCGCCGGATCAGGCACGTGCAACACCTGGCGTTGCATGAGCCGGTCAAGCATGAGCACTCCGGCCGCGACTATCTCCGTGTTGCCGATATCCGACAACCGGTATTCCGGCGTGCCGTCCGCCGCGACCTCATGCAACCGGTCGGCCAACGGCGCGGACGGGCCGCGCCGGTCTATGGCTATCGGCGCGCCGCCATACCGTGATTGCAGGTCGGCCAGCCGTTCGGCCGCGCCGGCGGTGCCCGGCAGCACGTCCACGATCTGCACGACGGTGACGCCATCGCGCCGGCACGCGGCGGCTATCGCGGTCGATTCCGATTCCATGCCGACCGCGACGCCGAACGCGAGCGTGTCCAGGTCGAGCGCCGACAGGTCGAGCGGCGCGGTCTCGGTCTCCGTCCACAAGGCGGCGGGGTAGACGCGTTCGGTGCTGGACGTGTCACGGAGATTGCAGAACGCGCGCCGCCAGCCGGCCGGGTCGTCCGCGAACTGGTCGCGAAAGTCCTTGAGCTGCCGACGGTCGAACAGATAGCCGCAACCCGGGTGCGCGCGGGCTACGGCGTCCAGGTCCTCGCTGTCCTTCGCGGGGTCAAGCCCCCAATCGAAGAACGCCCAACGTTTCGGGATGTCGCCGGCACGGCAGCGGTCCAGAAGCGCGTTGTAATACTCGCTTTCAGCCGTGCCCTCCGTGCTTGTGATCCACAATTGCGGACGGACGCCCGTGGCCCTCATGCGCGTGGTCGTCGTCGGGATAAAGCCATCCAGAATCTGCTTGGCCTGGAGCGCCGACAGCGCCCACACCTCGTCAAGGTTGATGAAATCGCCCTGGAAACCGTGGCCGCTGCTTTCGGTCATGCTGCCCGGCCGCAACGTGCTGCCGTTGACGAGCGGCAGCGCCATGCTGCCGTTGCTCATGCGCGGGTTCCCGTCGATCAGCGCCGCCAGAGGGGAGCGCACCACGCTTTTAATCAGCTTGCGAAACTGTTCGTTGCTGTCCTTGCCGGTCTGCGCGAGATACCACACCTCACGGTCGGGTCCAAGCAGCGCGTTACGCACCTGCTCGGCCTTGCTTATCGTCGTCTTGCCCGCCTGGCGTTGAACGGACACTATCACGCGGTCGTAGTAGTACGTGCCCGTTTCCGGGTCCAGCTCACCGGCAACGTCCGCTACCTGGCGTTGCCATGGGATCAGCGGTTGACCCAACGCGGCGGAGATGCGCGCCACCTTGCCGCCGTCCGTCTCACGCGCGGGGTCGCGCGGGGTCGCGTGGCGCGCCGGTGCCGGCCTCACTGCGCCATGTCCTTGAGCAGCTGTGCGAGGTCGCCGGCCTTCGCTGACGTTTCGGACGGCTGCAACCGGTCGATGGTCTCGTTGTAGCTCGTGACCATGCGGGAGATGTCGCGGCCCTTGCGACACAGGCGGTCGATGGTGCGGGCGCACGTGAGCAGCAGCGTACACAGGGCGCGCCGTTGCGGCGTCAGGTTCGCGGCGTCCTGCAAAAGCTCGGTGACGAGCTCCTTGGTGGAGCTGGTCAGCGGGTTGGTCAGCTCGTCGCTGTCCTCCATGCCCGGAAGTGTCATCTGCTTGTCGTTGTCGTCCATGATTTGCGCTCCTAGCCTATCGGTGTTACTGTCTGGAACTGGCTTCATTCCGCCGATTGGTGGAGCGCCGCGCCCTTGCCGGCGCGGCTTTTTTTATTTGGGTTGGGGATACGAAATCGGTGGGCGCGGGGTGTCCCTTGACCATGGCCGTTTAAAAAACCGGCTACCATCGCGGCCGCGCCGACACGGCCGGCGGCGAAGACGGGCCGTCGATCAGGCGAAGCCGCGAAAGCTGCGTGCGCCGCGTCTCCAGCATCCCGTCCACCTTCGCTTGCGTGATGCCGAGCCGGCGCCATCGCTTCAGCAGCTCCACGTCTTCACGGCCACGCCGGCACTCGGCCATGCGCCCGCGCAACAGCTGGTCGTCGGCGTCCAGGACCACCACGTCATAGTTCAACGCGATCCACTCGGCCAGCATGTTCGGACTGTTGCGGGACGTCGGCAGCGCACGCACCAGCCACACATGCCTGGCCGTGACCATGCGGGACACACGCCGGTACGCGCTGCCCCACAACGTATCGGCCAGCGCGTGCGCCTCGCTGCCGCCGTCCACGCACGCGACCGCCAGCCTCGACGGGTCCACCACGATATCGCCCGGCGCCATGTGGTCGCGCACATACGCGGTCTTGCCCACGCATGGCGGGCCTATCACGGCCGTGACCTGCGCGCCGAAGCCGGACACCACACGATCCGCGCGCAACGAATTGCAGTGCTTGCACGCCGGCCGAAGATTGCTCGGAACGGTCGGGCCGTAGAGACTGTAAGGCTTCACGTGGTCCATGGTCTCCGTGCCCCTGTGCGTGCATCCCGGCATGTCCAGCCAACAATCGGAGCCGAACGTGAGCAGCACTTGCGCGGCCATGTTCGGCGGCACCCTCTTGCGCTTCATTGCCTCTTCCCCATCCACTTGTTCACATCGTCCACGAGATACACCACGCGGCCCTCCAACATGTACCACTTCGGCCCACGGCCCTGCTTGCGCCACATGTAGAGCGTCTGACCGGACTTGTCCAGGAACTCGGCCAGCTCACGCGCATACAGGAAACGACGGCCCATCAGTGGCACCACCGTTTCAGTGACGCGGTCACATCCCGGCAATCGTAGGTCTTCAAGCCCAGCACACGGCCGCGCGCATGGATGCCGGCGCCACTCTTGTCGGAAAGAATCGTCTGCATGTCCAAGTCGTGCGCCGGGTTCTTCGTGCTCAACCCGATCAGCGCCATAAGCTCGGGCCGGGTGATGGTGTCAGAGCACGCACACCGCTGCTCGATGTTCGGCAGAGCGTACTTCACCATCGCGCGGAGATTGCGAAGCTTCGTCTTGTTCGCCGGTGACTGCTTGCGACCGGTGCGTTTCCTCGTTGGTTTGTAATCGACTGCATATCCCATAATGTGAACCTCGATTCGGAACGTTGATTGATAGAGACTTTTGGGTGGTGAGGGTTAGAGCGGGGAGACCTAAACGCAGGCGACGAAAAAGACTCGAACAAAAGTTCGTAGTCTCTTCGTCGTCTACAGGTCTCTCCGCGAGACTTTCGGTCTGGAGCCGGGCCGTCGCATTGTCGAGAGCGGGCATACGCCCGCCGTGAATGGTCCCGCCAGAGCCCCCGCAATCGCGGTACGCCGCCCTATTACGCCTTAACCGGCAAGCCCTGGTGGTAGGGGAAAGCGCTCAAGACCACAGGTCAGGTTTCGTTCCGCTCGTAACGTTGCGCCAGACGTCCGCAGTGGGTTAGACCCGTCAACGTGCTACCGGGTCCCTGCACGTCCCCGGTCACGGCACATTCAGTTATCCAGAACGGCGCGCCCTACTCAGGCGGCGCCGCGCACAACGCCAGATAAAGCTCACGGAACAACGTCCACGCCTCGTTACAACTGAACGCGTACACACGGCCCGGCCTCTTACGGCCGTCCATGGTCGGCGTGATCGTCACGGCCACATAGCCCTGAGGCGTGGGCCTTACGGTGAACTCATACATGGTCGTTCCATCCCAGAAACTCGGCCGCCGCGTCCCACGCCAGACACAAGCCCAGCGAGAACAGCACGAGCGGCGAAACAACAAGCAGCACGACGAACTGGCAGATTTTGCGGATCACGTCACGCCTCTTCGATATCGAGTTGCACGGCGTCGGGTATCGACTTGATGCAGCAAATCAGCTCATAGCCCGCGTACTCGGGTATCGAGCCGGTGGTAAGCACGATGGCCGGCGCGTCCTTGTCGTCCGTGAAGCAGCGCACCGGGCCACAGGACCATTTCACGCTGTTCTTCGTCTGGAGCCGGAACACCACGAGGTCGCCCGGCCGCACGTCCCCGGGCTCGGTCGAAATCTCATACCGCATCATGCGCCGCCTCGTCATGCTTCGGCATGCCGCACTTCGGGCAACGCGCCTGAGGCGGATAGATGAACCAACCATGCGCCTTCGCGTGCTGGTCCGCCGCGACGTTCCACGGCACCGTCATGGTGAAACCGCAATCATCGCACTTCACGACGTGATACATCATCGGTCCTGCTCCCTTGCATTCAGAAAACGATTGATCTCCTCACGCCACTGCCTCAAATCGGCCGGCGACGCGTCGAATTCCAGGCCGCAACGCGGCGCGAAATAATCCGGGAACGACACACGGAACATGCGGTATTCCTCGGCTTCGGCGTTCAAACAAATCGACATGCGCATGGTCACGCCTCCAACGGCTTCGCGTAATCGGAACGGCCTGTGAGGTAATCAAGCGACACGTCGAACGCGTCGGCGATTTTCCGCATGTCCTTCAAGGTGAAGTTGGTGCGGCCGTGAAACTTGTCGCTCACGGCCTGTTCGGACACGCCCAGCACCTCGGCTAGGTCGCGCTGCTTCAGGTGGTGGGCCCTCAACAGTCTTCGGATATTGCTAATCAAATCTGCCTTCTTCGTAGAAGCTACTGAATATCTGTAATTACTACACGTCAAAAACTGAATCTGCAACCGCGACACGCCTAGTAACTACGGAATATCCGTAGTAAATTAGTGGTTATGACAGCAACAATGACAATGCCGAACGCGATGCGTAGGCAAGATGTAGTAGCAAAGAACGTTGGTTTGATGGTGAAGGCGCGTGGGCTGAAGAAGAAGGATCTAGCGCAAGCGATGGGGATTTCCCCTCAGGCTGTTTCCACGCGGTTGCAGGGTACTGCCAATTGGACGCTAGACGAGGCTTGCGCGGCTGCCGATTTTCTCCGCGTGCCGCTGGACACACTTCTTCGCGCGTCGCTTACCGCCGGCGAGGTGCTGGGGTATGAAAAAACCGCCGCCCCGGATGATTCCGGGAACGGCGGTCAATTGGTAGCGGGGCATGGATTTGAACCGTGGACCTCTGGGTTATGAGCCCACGTTTTCTTATGTTGTTCTGAATTGGTATTGTTTAGTATACATTGAGACAATGACTTGAAATGCGGCGTGTTGAGTGATTTGAGTTGGTCTTGATTGGCGTGTTTGTCCAACTTTTGTCCAGAAAATCTTTGTCCAGATTTGTCCAAATCTGATAGAATGAAGATATCCATGAAGGAGGTGCCGAGATGGCGAAGCGGGAAACGTCGGGGCAGATTACCGAGCTGGAGCGCGGTCGCAGGTATTCTATCCGCGTGCGGCTTGCACCGGATGAAACCCATAAGTCGTGGCATTGGTCGAAGTCGCACAAGGTCAACGGCAACAAGGCTGAGGCGACGGCTGCCTTGGTGGCGTATAAGCAGGAACTCGAAGATGAGCGTTCCGGCAAGAACGTAACCGTGGGGGAGTATGCAGAAGCGTTCCAAGCAAACCGCAAGGCGCTGGGTAAGGTGTCGAACCTTACAATTGAACGCGACCAGCATGAAATTGACCGTATCGTGAAATTCCTCGGAGAAACACGAGTGGTTGATCTCGACTCGCAGAAGATTGAGGACGCCTATCTGCGTATGGCCGAGCAGGATGAGGCGTCTCCCGATGCTATCCATAAGGTGCATATGAAGCTGTCCCAAATCATGCGTAAAGCGTTCTTGGACGAGCTGATAGACCGCAACCCGTGTGATGCCGTGGAGGGCATCAAGCGCCCGAAGGTGAGCCAACAGAAGCGTAAGGAAACGCGAATCACCAAGGAGCAGGCTTTGGCGTTCGTTCATAAGATTAAGAAAGAGCCGCAAGATGGTCGGATCGTGGCAGTTTGGTTGGGCATTGCCACTGGTCTGCGTCGAGGTGAGGCATTGGCGTTGGTCTGGGACGATGTTGATTTTGACGGCGCACGGTTGCGCATCCGTAAACAGTACGGCAAAGAGAAGGTGCTCAAAGACCCCAAGACAGCCAAATCGCGCCGCACAATCTCCATTGACGGGCAAACCGTCGAGTTCTTGAAGCAATGGAAGACGAAGCAACAGTCTATGTTCGAGGCTGTTGGAATCAGACAACAATCCAGTTCGCCAGTATGCAGCAACGAGCTGTGCGACTTCTTGGATCCCGACAACTTCAGCCGTTGGCGCAGGAAGTTCTACGTGAAAGAAGGACTTGCGCACTACGCCAACGAAACCAAGTACATCGATAAACGCGGAATCGAGCGAGTAAAGCAATCCGGTTATGTCGGCCCTAACTTTCATGCTCTTCGACGAGCTCAAGCTACGCTGTTAGTCGCTGGCGGTGTAGACCCGAAAACGGTACAGGCCAGACTTGGCCATGAAAGTCTTAATACGACGCTGAACATATACGCCGAAGAAGTAGGTGAGAATGATCGGAAAGCTGCTAACTTTATGGGCAAACTACTTGAGTAATGAAGGGGCAGATGTAGATGATGGGCATCAATCATAGGTTTGATGCCCATCGGACTTTTTTAAAAAGAAATTGGCAAGAACATGAGTTCTCGAGGTTCTAGCTTTTTTAATCCACCGCCATATTCACGTCCTCCGTTAATTAACACCTCGGCAGGGATTTCATTTAGCGCGGCACACATATTGTCTAATTCAGTTTCAGACATTGATGTCTGAGGATATAAGCCTAAATACGTATTGGTCATTGTCGCGTTTGACCGATTCCTGATAAACCTAAAGGGCGCTTCTTCAGAACGGCTCATATAAGTGCAAATAATGGGAGCCGAAGCCGTAGCCCCAATAGAATACCACGGAGTTCGATGTTTGAGAATGTATCCGTTCCTGATTTTTTCTGGACAGGTATTGAGATAATTCTGCACAGAGGAAGGAAGGCTCGCATAGTTGGACGACTTAGGTATGTTCAGCAGCGCGGTATCCGATTCCCGGGGCCAGCCGGATTCGTCTGAAGTGACTTCAGATAAGTGGAAATTTCTTGGCGACGGCAGAATGGGGGATAGCCATTCGTCCGATATGCCTTCCTGATGCCATTCACTACGGGAGCGAATGAAGAAAGAGTTTCCGCCGGTGGCAATACCGCGCTTGGCCTTGAAGTAGTCGCCTAGCACCCGACCTCCAAACTCGGTTTGGCCTGAATAGTCTTCAAGGTGCTGCCATTTATTTAGTTTCGATAAATCTGCTAGAGAAATCTCTACTGTTTTTCGAGGGAACCGGAAATCGCCATATGTGAAAATAGCACTTGATTTACTATCTGGTTTTTTCTTTCGGATAATTGCGACACAGGAGGTAACTAGCGCGTCGTCGAATTGAAGATTTTCTGGATCAAAGAAATGAATTCGTTCGAGTGACACGGATTGAGTCAGAAATCTGCGAATGGGAGCACCGTAATTGACGGAGAAGAGTTCGGACGGGATGAGCCACGAACCCACGCCATCCTCTTTGAGCATACCTGTTCCAGTCAACAGAAAATATGCGTGCAATCCAGCAAGTCCGGAGAGGCAAACGCCTGAAAAAGTTGTAGTGAGCTGGGAATAGAACCGTTTTTCGGACTGTGATAAATGGTGATGACGTGAGTAAGGAGGGTTGGAAATAATCGCGTCAAATTGCTGTGATTCCACTGATGCATAGTCAAAGAAATCATCATTAATGATTCGGCAAGTGTTGCTTGACCACAGTTGCTGTGCTGTCTTGCATAACGAGGAGTCCTTTTCCACTCCAGTTATTTTGACCCGATCAGACATTGATAGAAGCGCAGAAATAAATGCGCCAGTGCCACATGAAGGTTCCAGCACGGAAATATCTTTTCCCGTGCGAAAGAATAAATCTTTGGCGATTACAGAGGCTAGAGGGTACGGTGTAGCAAACTGGCCATGCTCATTACGTTCTTCTTGAGAGTGAGAGGAATCGAAAAGTTCTTGCTCTCTTTGTCTCGTAATTTCATTCTTATTCTGCATGGGGCACCAGCTCATCAAAGTCTTCGATGCGATGTTCCCAGATCCAATCCATGTGGTTGGCCGCCTCATATCCTAAATATGTGGCTTCAAAGTACCCACAAAGGAATAGATAAAGGGTGACGTCGCCATAGGTTCCGCGGAGCTGAGAGACTTTTGTGTCTTCTTCCTTCCTGCGCTTGTTGGTGTTAGTCGCATCTCCGGCACATTTGCATTCAATCAGCAACGGGCGGTCGGAATTGAACGGCATGATTGCCATGTCGACGGGGGTGTTAACCATGCCATCCGATGAGTCCATGGCGTTTTTGTACATGCTGACATTTTTGTGATGGCTGTACGTTCCGGGCAGCATATCGAAAGCTTGTATAGCGGGGTTTTCGACTCGTTGATAGCCCCGAGCGTCTAGATATGCGTCGAGCTTGGACAGTTGCCGGCGTTCCTGCTCATTTCGAATTAGAGGATCAGTCAAAGAACCGCACAAACGGTCTCCGGCGACGCATGAAGCAATTTCGATCTCTCGATCAGAAGGATGTGTACCTTCCTTGAGCCATGCACAAAGCTGGGTGTCGGTCAGGTGCTTAAGGACTGGAATAATACGGCTAATGGCTTCTTGTCGCTGTGCGCGGGAACGACCTCGAGGGACATTGCCTTTCTCCATGGACTGCACAATGGTTTTGCTGACTTGGGCAAGACCGGCAAGCCTTTCTCGGGCGATGGGCGGGGCGCAAAACATGCGGGCTATAGCAAGATCTTCGGGGTTGTTCCAAAGGTACTGCTCATCGAGAGAGCGGAGGTAGTCGGTGCCGTCTAGAAGGCGTTGGACACCTTCAATACATTCACCACGCGCAGACTGATAAGTGCTCGGGGCGTAGTTGAAGAACCAATCGTTGTATTGCAAGATTGATGCTTGCGTGTCCTCGTTCCAGCGGTTGGGCTTGTCCGCGTTGATCACAGTGCCTCCTGATGCCTCGGATGGCTTTGTCGTGTAACAAATTAACTATCATGGTACCGGTTGGGCTTGTCGGTGGCTGGTAAGGGCGAATATGCCCACGGCTGAATCGAACATATGTTCGAATACTGATGTATTCTGATGCTGTGCATGCTGACGCACAGAAAGGAGATATCGACTATGGCGAAACGTAACCCTAAGCAAACTTCACCGAAGATTGCGAAAGCTGCGTCTGCTGCTCTTCGCGATGGTCGTTCGAGTGCTCGAACGAAATCGTTAGCGGCGTCAGCTCTTTCGCAGGCTCGGTCGAAGAAGAAGTAGTCAGATCCAATAAGCCCCGCACATATTGCGGGGCCTATTGGTCTGTTGTTATCTCTTGCGCTTAGGCCATTTGACGGGGATGCCATCGTTTTCGGTGATAAAGGTATTCAGGGCTGTGGCGGTGATGTAATCCTTGCTGCCGATGCGGACTGAGGGGAGTGCATCCATCATCAGACGGGCCTTGGAACGGCCGACGCCGAATATCGATTGCAAGTCGGACACGTCCAAGAACTGAGGCGTGCTGTTGTGAATGTCTGCTCGTTGACCGGTCACTGATTACTCCTTCCTTGATTTATCGTTGCTTGCATGCCAGTAGCTCCAGATCACCTCGCGGCAGAACACTGTTTGCCGGGTAGCGAAGTCTAATAGGTTGGTGTACTCCTGTTCGCAGAGCTTGAGCAGGTCGTAATAACCTCGGATATCGTTCTCGGCGACAAGGTTCACAATTGACATGGCCTCCTGCTTGTCATCGTCGGGGATGGCTATTTTCTGCCAATCGGCACCGTTGAAAGCTAGTACATCTTCGGGGGAGTACTGGGCCTTCTCAGGGTTGTCGATGTGAATAAGGTATCGGGCCATGCCGCGTGGGCTTTCCAGACGGATAATCGTCTTGGGGCCGTTGAACTGCTCGAAGAATCGCTGTGCGTTCCGGCGCGTGGTGGTGTTCATCCACATCGCAACCACATGGCGGTGCGGCTTCTTTAGTTCGCCGGTTTTGACGTCAGCGATGTCTTGGTCGTGCAGAGGGGACACGAGGATTTGCAAGCCGGACAGTTGCATAAGTTCCTGCCAGTTTTCTGGACAGCTATCGCCAGGGTAGATCAGGCCGGCCCAGTACCGGCCCTTCTCGTTCGGGTCGTTCTTCCTGTCACTCATCTTCGTCCCTCATCTCACATCTCAACAGGGGGCGTCGTAGTAGCCCCCTGTGTCCAGAGAACGACGGCGTGGCCGGCACCGGGCTATCGCTACCGCTACGCCCGTCACCGTCCCCGCCTACTCGATGAAGAGCATGAATCTCCTCATCCGTGACGAACGGCACATGTAGATACCGGACTTGGTTTGTCTCGGCATCCCACAGATAACCGTCTCCTGGGCGATTGAACGGGATTTGCCATGGACGGGCACCGCGTCGTACCGCGTCTTCGCCCATCGCCATCACGGCCTCGCTCTTGGAGTTCAGACGCAGTGCCAGTGTGGTGAGCAGCAGACTCCGATACGGCAAGCTAGTGCTTACGCGTGGATTCTGTGTGGCGACGACCACGGTACAGTTCAACGCGCGAGAGCGTGAGAGTGCCGATCGTATCAGTTCCACGCAGGCATCCGACTTCTTCTTGTTTGCCCCGGAACGAATCATGTCGGCGGCCTCATCGATGACGAGTAGGCGATGAACTGCTTGGGCATCGTCTAGGGAGCGCATCTTACCGCGCCATTGTTCTGCTCGGGCGTCCACGCCGGCGTTGAAATCGGAGAGCAGAGCCTCAGCTTCGTCAAGGTCATACGCCTTACGGTCCAGCGCTTGTGCGTAGTTCTCAGCTTCCATGCCGGCCTTGAGATCGATGAACCAAACTTCGCCACCGACGGCGACTTCCTGCGAAATCAGGTTTGCCAGCACGCTGCCCTTGCCGCTGTTACTTTCGCCGATGATGGCCAGATGCGCCGTGCGGGGCACGGAGACGTCAATCTTAGGGTTTACAATCTCCGAACCCAACACATAACGGCTACCTGACCCGATGTGTTTACGACGAGGCCAGATCACCGCAAAGCCTCCAGCCTTGCAAACGTAACCCTATATCGAGCAGGAATCCACAGCTTCTGAGGGATGATGGTCACCTCGACCGGTTGAAAACCGGTGCCAAGGCGTACAGCGATTGTGGTAGCCCATTCATTGATGGTGTCATCCGTCGCAAGCACGGCGGGAATGATGAACACGAATCGTGTCGGATGGAACCGACGGTGCATCGTGACTTGTTTTGCTTGTTCGGCGGTCAAGGCCAGAGGCTTGGCGGCTACCGCATCAACCTTTCTGGCGTTGTGAGAGAACGCCATCAAGGCTGTAATGCCGGTGCTAACGAGTGCCGCCAATATGAGAATGGCTGCCGGGTTCTGTTGCACGTAATCGAGTATCGTCATGAATGTATCCATGATGATTCCTTTCCGCTGGAGTCTAGTGAATACGGCCGGGGGTGCCGCTAACACCCCCGGCACTTAGTAGTCTCAGCTCTCAGTATCCGAGAGCCTGTTTGATTGCCGCCATTTCAAGCGGGCGGGGGAAGATACGGCCCACGGGTGTGTCGCCGAGCTTGACCTCGATGCACTCGTAGGGGCGACCTTCCTTGCTGACTGCGCGCAGGACATCCGCGTGCAGAATGGGTGTGATTTCGTCGTCCACCTTGATCACCTCCTTTCGTTCTGCTTCGGTGTGATTCCATGCAACCGCACGAACAGTCATGCGGTTCCAATGATGGTGTAGTATTTACACTTCAATAGTGTGTTTTCCTTGGTAATAAGCCGTTTGGGAGGATTTTGGAGAAAATGAAGATTGACAGCAAGCTCTTGATACAAGCGCTAAAAAAAGCCGGAGAAGATCGGGGTATGACGCAAGAGGAGCTGGGTAAGCAGCTAGGTTTCAGTAAGGACCGCGCGAAGAACATATTCACCGGCCGCACCAAACTCAGCGGTGATGATGTGCTGAGAATCCTAAGTGACCCACAGTACTCGTTGCCGAAGCTGAAAAAGTACATGCCGTATTGGCGTGTGCGCAGCAACCTTGCTGATGTTGAGCGGGAGTCTCGCATTATGGATGCGTTTAATGAGAATGCGCTGATGTATCCGGAGAGAATTCAATCGTCTCCAATGCAAACGAATATTCGTAAACCGCTAAGTGAAATGGCTAGGGATGTAATGAGTGGTAAGCGTTGGTGGGTATTGCGCACGGGGTGGATTTGTTCAGCGGAGATCCAGAGGGAGGTGGTGGCGTTTAAGCCGATAGCTCCGGATTTCCTTACTGCGGCGAAAGCAATGAAGCGTATGGGTTGGATTGATTACAACAAGGATATGCATACAGCCTGTGCCTATTGGGGGAAAATAAATGGAGGCAAGACAGAGCCTGAATCAAATGTCTATTGTGAGGAGACGTTAAGAAACTACATTATGAATCCGAATAATGGTTTTGATTTGGATTCGCGATTCCGGCAAGTGATTACTGGTAAAAGTATCGGAGCTATAGAAATTGATAAAACAAAAGAACTGTTAAAATTCATTAACATCGTCTCGGATGTAGCCGCAAATTGGTCGAATTATTCTCTATCTACTCAGACCGATGTATATGGTTTTTCTCCTGCTGATTTATACCGGGATAAGTTCGATTATCTTGAGCTAGCTGTTCTTGGGATGTGTGCGGCTCACTATGACCTTGTGGAGTCCGATATCGAAATCGACGAATCGGTTGAACGCCGGTATCTTCAGATTATGTCCGAGGATGGCAAGCGCTATCGATACTCTGCGCTGATTGACCCAATCCTTGCTGTGAACGATCGAGCAGGACATCTGGCGAAGCCCACAGTTGATGACTGGAGGCGGTACAACGCGCTTCGGAGAAGCCGTTGATGTGGATGATTCGAATTGGCCGGTGTTGATTGTGCTTGGCGGATTTGTCCAGATTTTGTCCAGAAACGGCAACGGTGCCGAACTGACGACGAAAACAAAAGGCTAGGAACCTTACGATTCCTAGCCTTTGCTAGTAGCGGGGCATGGATTTGAACCATGGACCTCTGGGAACATGGTTGCCCAGAGGTCCACGGTTCAAATCCATGAAGCCCGATTTTCGGCGTTTATTCTAGCTGCGTGACCGGCCTTGTGGTGTGATGGTGCGCCATGGGTATGAAACAAACGCCACCGCCGGCGTCATGGGCGGAAGACATCAATGATTGGCTTGAATCTCTGAAGGCGGCCGGTCTCAGCGATGAGACGGTGCGTTGCCGTCGCTGCAAGATGACCAAGGCCGCACGTGACCTGGCAAAGACGCCGCTCGAGGTCACGACCGACGACCTGGTGCATTGGATGGCGGCGCAGAAATGGAAACCGGAAAGCCGCAAGGGGTACCGAAACACGCTGAGCAGCTTCTACGGGTGGATGCACGCCACCGGACGGCGTGGCGACGATCCGAGCGACGAACTGCCGAAAATCAAACGACCGAAACCAAAACCGAGGCCATGCCCAGACAAGTACATCATCGCCGCTCTGCACAAGGCCACCGAGCGTGAGCGGGTCATGGTCAGACTGGCGGCGGAATGCGGGTTGAGGCGCGGCGAGATAGCGAAGGTGCATAGCCGCGACGTGATGGACGATCTACTCGGCAAGTCGCTGATAGTCACGGGCAAGGGCGACAAGCAGCGCATAGTGCCGTTGCCCGACGATCTGGCCGATTATATCGAGCATTGCGGCGGATGGCTGTTGCCGGGCCGTTGGAACGGGCACGTAGAACAGTCTTATGTCAATCGCCACATATCGCGGCTGCTGCCGGATGGCTGGGGTTGCCACTCGTTGCGGCACAGGTACGCCACGAAGACTTATGAGCAGACGCACGACCTGTTCCTGGTCGCGCGTCTACTCGGTCATGCGTCGGTCGAGACGACGCAGATATACGTGGCCATGCCTGACTCGCGGCTGCGTGAGGCGCTGGACGCGGTTATCCTGGGAGCCTAGTCCGTTGCGTCTGCAGCTGTGGCGGTGACGTTGATTTCGAGGGCGCCGAGTTTGGCCTTGACGGTTTCCTGAATGGTCTTGGCGATCTGTTCGGGGTCGGCTCCCATGCTCTTGCCCAGTGCCTCGACGGCCGCGTTGAGCGCGGCGACCTGGGCTTTGAGCTCGATGACCGTCAGCGCGGTCTGGCGCGCCTGGTTGTAGAGGTTGCCTCCTACGGGCTTGCCGTTGCCGTCCTTGTCGGCCCACGTGTAGGTGGCGACCGCGCCGGCCACGCGCTCTGGCACCTCGTAGACGAGGTTGTTGTACATGTTGCCGCCGGGCGCGCTGCCCTTGTAGTTGTAGCCCCATACGGCCGCCGCGATTGCGGCGATGTCCTGCTGTGTTACCACGTCTGTGTCTCCTTCTAGTAGTTGGTTTGCGCGGTTGATGATGCGGTCAACGGGCAGGCCGTTGACGGTGCGGTCCGGGCATCCGAAGTGGTCGGTGCCCGGAATTTCGCGGTGTAGGTACACGTTGCCGCTGAGTCCGTTGTGAACGAGCCTCCCGAGCCCGTAGCGGCGGCTGATATCGGCGCACAGGCGCGCGGAGAGTTCCACTTCCGCGTCGGTGACGGGCACGTCTTCAATGCCGCCCTGGTGTTCGATGGTGATGCCCGAGCAGTCGCTGGCCATGTTCGCATCCGCCCAAGAGCCGTTGTCCTCGTCCACGAACTGGTAGATCCGGTCCGGTCCGACGCCGTAGTGGCTTGCGGCCTGCGATTGGGGGAGCGAAAACCAGTTCGCGCAGGATTCGAGGGTGCCGACCATGATGTGCAGGGTGATGTGGTCCACCCGGTAGCCGTTGCGGCCGTTGTAGTGGTTTGGCGACCCGCGCCATGTGGCGAGGCTTGAACCGGTCATTGGGTGTCGCCTCCGTCGCGTTTGCTGCGGAAGAGCTTGAGCAGCGGGCCTGCGGCGATGTCGGGATTGATCTCGCCGATGTTCTCGAGGATGCTGCTGATTTCGGTGATGCTGATGTAGACAGCGGCGGGCACGATGAGGGGCACGCCGTAGCCGAGATCGAGGTATTGCTGGCCGCGTTCGACGACCTCGGCGAGGAGCATGACCAGGATGAGGCCGCTTTTGTGCCACAGGCCATCCCTCATTTTCTCGCTGCTGATGTCGTGCTGCATGGCGGCCTTGAGCAGGCCGGTCATGTAGTCCATGGCGATGAGGATGCCCACGATGGAGAGGGCCGCGATCTCGGTTTTCTCCATGTTCTTCTCCTTTTCTTATGTTTATGCGATCGTGTAGGTGATGGAGCAGCCGAACGCGTTGTTGGATTGTGTGCCGCCCTGGTTGCTGTAGGTCATGGATCCGTCCGCATGGATGTTGATGGCCTTCTGGTTCGCACCGTCGCGCCCACCGTAGGAGTAGTTCAGGTCCATCGGGGGACGCCAGCCTTCGGGCAGGGTGCCGAAGGTACCGCTGTTCCACGAGCCCGTAGCCGAGCTTTTCCAGGAGATTCTGATGGTGGCGGTCTTGCCGCGACGGTATCCGGTGACGGTGCCGTAGGTGTTTTCGATGAGTTTGACCGGTTCGGGGTCGGCGGCCGTGACGGCAGCGATGTCGTTCATGGTCGCGTAGCGCAGCCACGCGCTACCCGTCCAGCAGTAGGGGCCGTTGTTGGACTCGGCGGGGTCGGCGGTGACGTAGCCGGTCTGGCCGGTCACGCCGGTGATGCCGGCCAACGTTTCCAATGTGGTGGCGATGACGGGTTTCACACCGGCCGGGGTGTTGCGGCTGTCCACCTCGTTGAGCGCCGTTTCCACGCCGTTGGCCATGCTGGCGAACTGTTCGGGCGCGCTGCTTACGAGGTCGTTGCCTTCGAGGTAGGGGATTCCGTAGATCGGTGTGGTTTTCATGGTTGGATTCCTTCCCAGTTTGGTTGGTCGAGGACGGCGGGCTGGCCGTATGCGCTGACCAGTCCGAGTTCGGCGAGGCTCATGGCGGTTTGCGCCCATGTGGGCGGCCATGCCTGCATGTCGGCCCATGTGGCTTGGTGGTCGGTGTCGAGCGGGATGGGCCACAGGGTGACTTCGTTGCGCAGTACCGGCGTCTGGTCGGCCCATTCGAAGGTCAGGGTGCCGCCGATGGCCGTGTATGCGCCGCCGGTGGCCGGCCGGCTGGTGTCGTCAGCCAGTGTGCCGCTTCGTGCGCCTTGCAGGGTGAACACGCCGGGCGGCGAGGTTCTGTATAGTTCAGGACGGTCGGCGGGGTCGATTTTGCGGCCGTCGAACACGATGGTTTCGGGTGTGAGTCGGCGGTCGATGGTTTCGAGCCAACGGGCGGCGGCGATGCGGTTCTGTTCGCTTGGCGTCCAAATGGTGCCGTTGGCGCGCCCGAGGATGCCGCCTGTGTCATCCTGGGTGGCGATGTCGCTTTCCAGGGTGAAGCTCGACTGGGTGGCCGTCAGGTTCTCGGGCAGAAGCCCACGGTCTCCCATTTGGGTTTCGTCGTCCTCGAACGAGAGCACGCCGTCGTCGTCGGCTGTGGCCTTCTTCGCCTTGAGTGTGATCTGGGTCAGGGGTTCGGGGACGGTCAGGGTGAAGTCGTCGTCGGTTTCCACCAGAGGCGCTGGTATGGCGGGGGTGACGGTGCCCTGGTCGGTGATGGTCAGGGTGCCGTCTGTGGACGCGCCCATGGTCACGGGCCGGTTCAATGGCGTGTATTCGATCACGCTCGCGTCCTTGTGCGGCACCTCATACCACAGGGGCATGTGGGGGTGGTGGGCGTAGAGGCGGTGCAGCAGGTCGAGTTGTGTCGGGTAGTCGGTCGTGTCGTAGGATGCGGGGGTGCCGGTGGTTTCCAGTCCGGCCGCGTCGGCTTCTGGCGCGTTGACTTCTCGTGCGCGCGTGTTGAGTTCCGCGAGCCGGGCGGCGATGGTGGTGGTGACCCAGTGTTGGCCGGCCCATCTCACGTCGGTGGATGTGGGGCCTTGTTTGGCCAGGCGTTTCCAGAGCAGCAGGCGGCTGGACGCGGTGAGCTTGAGTTTCCACCCGGTTTTGTGTGCGGTCGCTGTGCCCCCGTTGCTGACGATGCCGTCGAACAGAGTTATGGCGGTGCTGTCGGGATTGCTGGGGATGGGTGGCGCGTATGCGGAGTGCAGCCGGTTCAACGGCATCCTTTGTACCTTCCATGTGCCCATCGCGTCCGTGAGCATCGCCCAGGTGGGTTGTTCGCTGATCTGCACGAGGATGCGTGCGCCGGCGAGGGTGAGCGCGCGGCCGGTGAGCCATCCCCTGAGGTCGCGCAGGGTGAAGCTCATCACGCTGGGGTCGGGTTGCTCGTCGGCGGTCTCCACGCCCCATTGCACGCTGAACTGGGCGAGCACGGCGATGTCCTGCAAGGGGTCGTTGAGGCTTTTCCAGCCGTCGCCCCAGTCGATGAACATGAATGGTTTCTGCATCTATCTCATGCCCGCTTTCTGTCGTAGTCGCGGAGGATCTTCTTGAGTTTGCGGGCCGCGTCCTCGCCGTCCAGCACGCCGTTGATGACGATGCTCACGGTCATGGGTTGCGCGGTTGCGGTGCCGTTGGTGCCGGGCATGTCGAATGACATGGCGGACAGGCGGCCGTTGACGCGGGTGATGGCGCGGGTCACGTCCTGGTCGAAGCCGAGGCCGAGGCCCTTGGCGAGGCCCTGCATGATGAGGCGGCCGTTTCTGATGAGCAGCGCCTTGTCGTATGCGGCGGGGCCTTTGTGTTCCGCGATCCAGTCGGCGATGCCTCCGATGAACCCGGTCACGTTGTCCCATGCGGCCTTCAGGCCGTTGAGGAAACCGTCGATGATGTTCTTTCCGGCGTTGTACAGCAGGCTGCCCACGTTGCCGATGGCGGACAGGATGCGGCCGGGCAGTCCGCTGAACCAGCTGACCACGTTGTTCCACGTGTTCTGCGCGAACTGGGCGGCGCTGGAGAAGAACGCGCCTATCCTGCCGGGCAGTGATTGGAAGAATCCGATGATGTTGTTCACGCACGAGCCGATGAAGCTGGTGAAGTTGCTCCATATCTGCCGGCCGCTTTCGGTCTGGGTGAAGAAGTAGACCAGTCCGGCCACCAGGGCGGCTATGAGCGTGATGATCAGCACGATGGGGTTGGCGTTCATGGCCGCGTTGAGCGCCCATTGGGCCACGGATGCGGCCGTGTTGGCGATGCTGAACCCCTGCAATGCGGAGGATACGGCGGTGATGACGCCTGCGACTTTGAACACGGCGAAGCCGGTGCCGATGCCGACCAGGGCGGCGCTGATGGGTTCCGCGTTCGCGCTCACCCAGTCGGAGAACGCGGTGAGTTTGTCGGCCACGTCGCCCACGATGCCGGCCGCGCCGTTGAAGGCGTCGCCCAGCGCGGTGCCGGCGGCGGACGCGCCGCCGAACGAGTCGGTGAGCGGCGCGAACTGGGCGAGCACGTCGCCGGCGGCTCCGGCGAGGCTTTTGCAGGTCTCCCACACGTAGCCGAAGATGTCGCTGGCGGTCTGCACCGGGCCTGTGTCGTTGAACGCGGTCATGAAGTCCGTCACGGCGGTTTTCGCGGTG